AAAGAATATTAGTAAAGGTAAAATGTCTGCAGCTTATTGGGCTGATCGTGTTAAGTGGTCCCCTAGTAAAACTAAATCTAGCTCACCAAAATGGAAGAAAGGTTCGTAATGGATATTTTGAGCAGCAAGGTTGTGATGGGGGTCGCAGCGGCTTTAATCGGTCTAGTGGGCGCGGTTTCGTATAATTGGGCTAGTTGGACGACAGAAACCTTGATCGCTGTAGACAAGCGAACCGAAGTCATGGCTGTTCAGATGCAAGCAATAAAACTGGAACTGGAGCGTTTATATGCCGCTAACAGATAAGGGCAAAGAAATCATGCGCTCCATGAAAAAGGAGTATGGCCCTAAAAGGGGTGAGCGCGTGTTCTATGCTTCCAAGAATAAAGGAACGATATCTGGTGTAGAAGAAATGAAATACGGCGGGTTTACTTCCACTGGTGACGACACGAAAGACCTCGAACTCATTCGCATGGGTAAAGGGGGCAAAGCTAAAAAGAAACCTAAAAGCCGTGTAAATGAAGCTGGAAACTATACAAAGCCTACTATGCGCAAGAATTTGTTTAATAGAATAAAGGCTGGTGGCAAGGGTGGTAAACCGGGTCAATGGTCAGCAAGAAAGGCTCAAATGCTTGCAAAGGCTTACAAAGATGCTGGGGGTGGATATAAGTAGTGGCTCTAAAAAAGTCTCAAAAAAGCCTTAAAGCTTGGACGAAACAGAAATGGCGCACCAAGAGTGGGAAGCCTAGTAGTAAAACTGGTGAGCGGTATTTACCTAGTGCGGCTATTAAGTCTCTTAGCCCCGCTGAGTATGCAGCCACAACAAGAGCAAAACGAAAAGGCACGGCTTCAGGCAAGCAGCATGTGGCTCAACCTGAAAAAATTGCAAAGAAAACCAAACGATTTAGAAGTGTAGTGACATAATGGCTGTAGTTACCCCCGACCTACCTGAAATCTTTGAGGAAGCATATGAACGTGCTGGCCTAGTTATGCGTACAGGCTATGACCTTAGAACTGCTAGGCGCAGCCTTAACCTTTTAACATTGGAGTGGCAGAACCGTGGGCTTAATCTCTTCACTATTGAATCAGGCACGATTGCTGTATCAGAAGGTACGGCAACGTATACCCTTCCTTCGGACACAATCGACATCATCGAACACCAAATCCGAACAGGAACAGGCACCAACCAAGTCGATACCGCCCTCGAAAGAATTAGTGTCGCAACCTACGCCCAGCAAACCAACAAAAACACGCAAGGTAGGCCGACCCAAATCTACGTCCAAAGGCTCTCGACAGAAACAAAAGTAACTCTGTGGCCTGTGCCTGATGGTTCAGCAACGTACACTATATTTTATTATAGATTGAAGGGTATAGACGGCCTTTCTTCTGGCGTTGGCGATACAATTACGTCTGTGCCACCTCGCTTTGTACCGTGCCTTGCTGCTGGCTTGGCTTACTACTTAGCTATGAAAAGGCCAGAAGTGGCTAACAGAGTGCCAGCACTAAAACAGGAGTATGAGTTCCAGTTCGAATTGGCTGCAGGTGAAGATGAAGAAACGGCATCAATTAAGTTTGTGCCGTATGATACGTTTGTTTTAGGTGGATAATGACATACGCAAGGGGTAAATATGCTTTTGGATACTGTGATAAAACGGGATTTCGTTACCCGTTAAAAGATCTTGTACCTGAGTTTCAGAACGGCGTTAAAACAGGATTTCTTGTTGGGAGGGATGTGGTAGACCCAGATCAACCACAAAACTTTCTGGGGCGTGTAAAAATATTCGATCCTCAGTCTTTGCGTAATCCAAGACCCGATACATCTTTGGATGAAAGTCGGGGTCTTTTTGGATTCAATCCTGTTTGGAATGATGCTCAATACATGACAGGCCAAGTTGGCACAGTTAAGGTTACTACATCTTAGGAGTTAAGAACATGAAAAAGAAACCTATAGCTATGAAAAAAGGTGGTGCACCTAAAACAAGTTTGCGTCCTAAACGTAGACCCCCTTCTCTTCGCCCAAAAGCTAGACCTTCTGGAAAGCTCCCATCTACTTCGGAGGGTACGCCGATTGAAATTGGCCCCATGCCGGAACGTGGTGATATAGAGCTGATGCTTATGGAAGAGAAGGAGCGGGTAAACAAAAAGATGGGTGGCGGTAAAATGCACCGTATGCCAGATGGTAGTATGATGGCGGGGGCTTCACACGGCATGAATTATGGTGGTAAGGTAAAGAAAATGAAGCATGGCGGTAAGTGTCGCGGAATGGGTGCGGCAACTCGCGGTGGTAACTTTAGTAAAGATGGATAGGTTCAAATGAACTATTCTGAACTGACACAAGCAATAAAGGACTATACGGAAAACACGGAGTCCACGTTTGTAACGAACATTCCTACGTTTGTTCGTCAGGCAGAAGAACGAATTATGCGAACTGTCACTATACCTGAACTACGTAAGAATGTTACGGGTACTTCAAGCTCTGGAACTCCTTATCTTGCTAGACCAGCGGATTTTCTAGCTATGTTTTCCTTTGCTGTTATCGACGGTAGTAATAACTATAACTATGTCCTTGAAAAAGAAGTAAACTTTATTAGGGAAGCGTATCCTTCAGCGTCTACGCAAGGCGTTCCAAAATATTACGGTATTTTTGATGGTGACGCTTTTTCTGCAAGCGCAGAAACATCTAGCGGTAATTTTATTCTTGGCCCTACCCCAGACGCAAACTATACCGTCGAGCTTCATTATTATTACGACCCACCGTCTATAGTAACTGCAGGACTGTCTTGGCTTGGGGACAATGCAGAGTCAGTTTTGTTGTACGGATCTCTTGTTGAAGCTTATACCTACATGAAGGGAGAGGCTGATATTATTCAGTTTTATATGCAAAGGTATGAAACCGCACTGCAAGAAATGGCTTCTTTGGGAGTTAAACTTCGCGGTGATACCTACAGGGAGAGCGCGGCTTAATGTTTGATGTTAGAATGGACATACCCGAATCACCTATCGTGAACGTAATCACGACAGAAAACCGTGGTCAAACTCCTGAAGAGGTTGCGGCAAGATGCGTAGAAAAGATTGTGCAGGTTTCTGAAAACGCGCATCCAGTCCTGAGAGATCAAGCGATTGCCTACCGTGATGTTGTACAGCAAGTGGTGACTCTTTACATGAAAGAGGCTATAAAAAGTGACAGAACTACGGTATATAATGCAATCAAGGATGCTGGGCAACTCAGTCTGGCAGAAGCTATAAGGAGACTTTAGCATGGCAATTACACAGGCAATGTGTACTTCTTTTAAGAAAGAGCTTCTGTTAGGAGTACATAGGTTTGGAACGAATGCAGCCGACACAATGAAGTTGGCTTTGTATACAAGCTCCGCAACACTAGATGCGACAACGACAGCTTACTCAGCCACAAACGAAGCCTCTGGTACGGGATATAGTGCTGGTGGAGGGAGTTTAACCGGGGTGGCTCCGACAACAAGTTCGACCACTGCGTTTACAGATTTTGCGGACCTGACGTTCACAAGCTCAACGATTACCGCAAGGGGCGCATTAATCTACAACAGTACACCAAGTGCTAATGATGAGTCTGGCTCTGCACTTACAAATCCGTCTGTTGTTGTTTTGAACTTTGGGTCTGACAAGACATCTTCAAACGGTGACTTTACAATTCAATTCCCAACAGCGGATGCGTCTAGTGCTATTATAAGGATCGCGTAACAATGGCAGTGCTTGTAAACAGGGCAAAGATGTCCACGGCAACAACAGGCACTGGGACTATTACATTGGGCAGTGCGGTTTCTGGGTTTCAGACTTTTGCTGATGCGGGTGTTACTGACGGGCAGACGGTTCGTTATGTAATTGAAGATGGTGCAAATTTTGAGATTGGTAACGGCACATACGGTGCGTCAGGCACGACACTAAGCAGGTCCGTTCTTGAAAGCTCAAACTCAGACGCGGCGATAAACCTGTCTGGGAATGCTTTTGTTTTCATTGGCGCGATAGCTAGAGACATTACTTCAGATGTGGCAATAACGGGTGGTAGTGTGACGGGCATTACGGATCTTGCTATTGCTGATGGTGGAACGGGCGCTTCGACTGCGGATGCGGCGAGGACTAACTTAGGGACAACGGACGAGGCCACGGCTCTCGCCATTGCATTGGGCTGATCTATGGCAAACACATTTAAAGTTGTAACAAAAGCGGGAGTAACGACCCTAGATGATATTTACACGGTTGCGGGATCCACAACGACAGTGGTTCTTGGTTTGGTTCTTGGCAACACAACATCTAGTCAGGTTACGGCTACGGTGACGCTTTCTAGTGATACAGCAAACAGGGCTGGTAACAATGACGAAGCGAATCAGGATGTTGAGATTGTGACGGATGCGCCGATACCTCAAGGGTCATCTCTTTCTGTGCTTGATGGTAAGGTTGTTATGGAAACTACGGATATTTTGAAGGTATCTGCTTCGGGTGCCACGGATGTTATTCTCAGCATCATGGAGCAAACCTAATGAGTAACCAATCAGAACTTGCTCAATTAGCTGGTGTTTTTTCTGGGTCTGCCTTGTCGAACAGGAATGTTATTATTAATGGTGCCATGATTGTGGACCAACGCAATGGTGGTGCCGCTTATACGCTGTCTGGTTCAGCTGCATTTAGTGCAGATCGATTTAAAGTTTGGGGTAACGTTTCAAGTGGCTCTACTGTTCAAGTAGTTTCTGATGCCCCCTCTGGTTTTACAAAGTCTATCAAGCTGACCGTTGGAACTGGGGCGACTCCCGCAAGTACAGAATATGGTCGTGTTTTTAGCGCCATAGAAGGTTACAATTGGGCGCAAATGCGTTGGGGGTTTTCTGATGCAAAAGATGTAACACTTTCCTTTTGGGTAAAAAGCTCGGTTACAGGAACTTTTGGCGTTGGGTTCACGTCAGGACTAGATTATTATTATGTATCTTCGTATACGGTCAATTCCGCAAGTACGTGGGAGTATAAAACGGTTACTGTGTCTGGCCTCACTAGTGGCGGAACAACTCAATTTCCTATAAACAACACTGTTGGGGCAGGTTTAATTTTTGATCTGGGAGAAGGGTCATCCCGTTCCAATACATTAAACACATGGACACAAGATGGAACATACTCCAAATATGGGTTAACTGGTGGAGTTAAGATTTTAGCAACATCAGGTGCCACATGGCAACTGACAGGCGTCCAGTTGGAAATCGGGGACACAGCCACCCCCTTCGAGCATCGGTCATACGGGGATGAACTGGCGAGGTGCCAGAGGTACTTTCAAAGATATGAACCTCTACAGCTTAAAGGAACAATGGCAACAGGTTCAAACTTTGGACGAAATGGTGCAATACTCCCAGTTGAGATGAGGTCAACTCCTACAATTACATTAACATCAATAGGCACATCAGGGCATAATCAACTTTATGATGGCATCGCCACCTATACCTTTACTGGCACAATTGGCGGCAATTATTCAAATAGTAAAATTGTTGAACTTGACGGTACAGTTACCACTTCTACGACAGGTGGTAGACCGGCTATTTGGTATAATAATTCAGCTTATAAAACTAGGTTTGACTTGTCTGCGGAGCTTTAAAATGAATATTATTTCAGCACAATATCAAAGAGATAGTTTTTCAAATGAAAATATCAGCATAGTTGCGTCGATTGATGGTCAGACAAAGTACATCCCCCTCGACCCAGCCAACCGCCACTACGCTGAGATTATGCGGCAGGTTGAAGCTGGCACACTAACCATTCAGGAGGCTGAATAATGGCAGGTTACATTGGCAGTCAAACACCTGTAGTCTCTAACGGATCGCAACGTAAGTACACGTTCACAGCTACGGCTGCACAGACTGTTTTTACTGGAATGGACATTCCTAACCCCCAGCAAATCCAAGTATTTCAGAACGGTGTACGTCTAGTTATCACCACTGACTATACTGTTTCCAGTGGGACTACAGTGACGCTTGTGAATGCAGCTTCTG